AGTCATGGGTGTAGATAAAATGGATGCCGAAAGACGAGGGTGATATAGCAAAGATAAACTGGACATTACGAACATTCAGGCTGGACGAACTAACGGATTACTACAAGAATCCGCGTTCGCTGTCTGAAAAAGAATTCAAGCAACTCAAGACTTCGCTGGACAAATTCGGCATGATTGACAAGCCGATTGTCAACCTGGATTCTGCCAACACGATCATCGGCGGTCACCAACGCAAACACGTGCTGGAAGCGTCCGGCGCAAAGGAATGCGAGTGCTGGATTCCAGACCGCGAGTTGAGCGACAAGGAAGTCGAAGAGCTGAACATCCGCCTGAATAAGAACACCGGCTCATGGGACTTTGACGTGCTGGCGAATGAATTCGAGCTTGACGACCTGCTGGACTGGGGCTTCGGCAAAAACGAATTAAACCTTGACCTTTGGGGCGGGGTTGAAACACCGGCGCTTCCGGAGTCAAAGTACGTTGAGCAGTACGGCGTGATTGTAATATGCGCGGATGAGGCGGAGCAGGAGTCGGTATTTAACCAACTAACTGGGCTGGGCTTGACGTGCAAGGTGGTGGTGACATGAGGGTGGAGGTACATAACCGCTGCTCGGACTATAACAGCTACAGGGCGGCGCGGGTCAAGTCGCTATTCAACGCCGAAACGGGCGCAAACTTTGACCTTGTGGCGGACCTACCCATTGACGACGACGGGTGGAAAATAGGGCTTATTGTTGGGCCATCCGGTAGCGGTAAAACAAGCATGGGGCAAAATCTGCTCGGCGCTGGGTCATTCTACACGACCGACGGGTGGCTACCGGACGCGCCCATTATTGACTCGATAAACCCGGACGGTGACTTTAACGACGTCACGGCGGCGCTTGCGGCGGTTGGGCTCGGGAGCGTTCCAACGTGGCTGCGCCCCTACCACGTACTTTCAAACGGCGAGAAGTTCAGGGCCGACCTCGCAAGAATTATCTGTAATGCGCCCGAGCGCGTGGTGGTTGACGAGTTCACCAGCGTGGTGGACCGCCAGATCGCCAGGTTCGGTGCGCTTGCCTTCCAAAAGGCGTGGAAGCGCACGGGGGGTAAGTGCGTTCTGCTTTCGTGCCACTATGACATCATAGACTGGGTAGAGCCGGATTGGGTTTACGACACAGCCACCGGCAGGTACTCGGGGAGGGGCCTTTGGCGACGCCCAAAGTTTGAGCTTGAAATTTGGCAGACGGACGGGAGTTACTGGCCGATGTTTGAGCCACATCACTATTTGAAGCTTCCACGCATGGTTGCGGCGGAGTACTTTGTCGGCGCGGTTGACGGGGAGCCCGTGTGCCACATTGGCTTCGCGCCACGCCTTGAGGTAAACGCTATGCGCGCGTGCCGGATGGTCGTAATGCCGGAGTGGCAGGGGGCCGGGATAGGAATCCGCTTTTTGAACTGGCTCTCGCAGTACCACGTAGACGGGCTAGGTCGTTACGGCAGCCGGGTTAAAACGGTCTACTTCCACACATCGCATCCCGGACTTTGCGCGGGGCTTCGAAGAGATAAAAAGTGGGTACAGGTAAGCGCGGAGCTTTACGGCGGCAACAAGAAAAAGTCAGCCGCGTCAATAGTTAAGTCAAACGGCGGGTTAATAAACGCCGGCTATGGCGGCCACTTCAGGGCCGTTCAGGGGTTTAAGTACGTCGGGGAGCCAAAGTGAAGTACAGAATATTTATTAGTGGTCAAAAAGCGTTCGGGCTTGCGGTGTATCACCTTATAACCGCGTGCGGGCACGAGGTGTCCGGCGTAAGCGCCCCAAGCGGCGACGCTCTTTACGAGGAGGCGCGGGCGGCGGGGGTCTGGTCCTCACACTCCGCAAGGCGGTTACCCGGCGCGAGGCTTGCCGAAAATACGGACCTGATTGTCTGCGCGCACTCATACGAGTTTATTTCGGCGGACGCGCTGCTTCGGTCAAGGTACGGCGGGGTTGGTTATCACCCCTCGCTGCTCCCGGCGCTAAGGGGAAGGCACGCGGTTGAGGAGGCCGCCGCCAACGCGCCCTGCGTAACCGGAGGCAGTATTTACGTTCTTAATAACGAGTGGGACGGCGGCGCGGTACTGTACCAAGAGCCGGCTTACGCGCCGGCTGGCGTAAGCGCCCGGGACCTATGGGTAAGCACGCTCGCGCCTTTGGGGCTGTCACTTTACGAAAGGCTATTTACGGACCTGTCAAGGTACGGCCCAACGTGGGACGCGGGCTATGGGCGGTGTACTACGGCGTCCACCAACTGGGACGAGCTACTGAGCGAGTGAGCAGATTAAAACATGGCTGAGAAATACACGACTGCGCAGATTATCGAGGCAATACGCGGGAAGCATGGCAACATGTCTGCTGCTGCACGCTTCCTGAATTGCAGCCGGAACACGGTTGCAAGATACATCGAACTCTATCCAACCGTGAAAGCGGTGGCGGATGAAGAGCGTGAAACGCTGATTGACTTCGCCGAGAACCAGCTATTCAAGCAGGTGCAGGACGGCAATATCACGGCGATCATCTTCACGCTCAAGACCATCGGCAAGCACCGCGGCTACGTTGAGCGCCAAGAGGTAACTGGTGCGGATGGCGGTGCGATCATTGTAGACTGGGACAGCATTGACGACAGCAACAAGGATTAACGCGCGGCCGCACCCAGGGCAGCTCGAGGTGCACAATTCAGATGCCCGCTTCAAGGTATTGAGCGCTGGGCGGCGCTGGGGGAAAACGCGGCTGGGCGTGAACGAGTGTCTGGATAAGGCGGCGCAAGGTAGACGTGCTTGGTGGGTCAGCCCGAGCTATAAAACCAGCGAGGTTGGCTGGCGTCCGTTGCGGCAGATTGCAAGCAAGATACCAGGCGCTGAGATTCGGTTGGTAGACAAGATCGTTAACTTGCCTGGTGGTGGATTGGTGGGTGTGAGATCGGCAGACAATCC